ATTAGTGATACCAATTAAACCAATACCAGTTTCATCAGTTCCAGTTCCTAAATTACTTCCATCACCTGATTGATAGATAATTTTTGTCCAAATATAATCTTTTGTATTTTTAGTTTTAGTATTTGTGATTAAATTACTTGGGGAAAAATATTTTCCAGTTGGTGGCACAAACTTAATTAACGCTTCAGCTTTGACATATCTCAATGCTGATTGAGTAAATTGACCAACAGGTACTGCTGATTGAGTAGTATTACTTTTAAAATAACCGGTTGATTGATTTGGTTCAGATGAAATATTGTACCAAGCAACTCCTAAATTTCCTATAGCTATTCTTTCAAAATTTCTATAATAAAAATCTCGCATTGCCTCGGTACTAATTAACGGTTCAATTTTAGTTTTGACTAAACCAAATACTTCATTTTTTGTATCAAATGTGAATATAAAAGAATTAGTATAAGAATTAAAATATAAAGCACCGTCATCTGCATAAAGATCTACCGAGCTAGATCTTCCTGTTGGGTCATTTATTTCAAAATATCTACTGATGCCGGAAGAAATTCTATTAACTGATTTAATTTTTATAATGTCTTGACTAAAACTTAGTGGTAATATGTTATAGTCTTCGCCTGTTATCATCCTATTTTGTGTATAATATACCTGAGGGGCATTTTCTCTTATACTAGAATTAGATTCTGAAGATGCACTGGAATTAACACTGGCTTGTAGACTTAAAGTCATACTAACAGTATTGATCTGACCATTTTTTGAAATATAAGGAATTCTAACTTGAACATCTGACATCTCTTGAGGGGAGATAGAGTAACTTAGACCATTAGAAGTTCTGTAATATATCCTAAAATCCCCGTTTGGTACTCGGCCAAACACTCCGTCACTAAAATGTAAATCTATTTGATCATTTTCTCTGCTGCTAACACTATAAAATGTTTTTATTTTGTTTTTCAAATTAGTGTAGATTGCGTTATTTCCGCTTACACTATCTAATTTGGTCCACAAAGTTCCCAGTGTATTATCAACATTTAATTGATAAAGCCAGACATCAGTTTCATTAATGTTTTCAACATCAATTCCAATAATTTCATTAGAAACAGCATTGTTTACAGTAAAGTCGGCACTAGATAGCGCACCTTCTTTAAACTGCAAGAACCATCCACTATTTTTACTAGCACTACCTTTATTGTCATTTTTGTATATAACCCCGAATTCCCCGCCCAACTTAGGTGAGGTCTCAGATATGGTGTCAGTATCAATAATATTAGAACTAACGATTTCAAAAGACATTGGGAATCCAGCTACATTTTTAGTAAAAGAAAAAATAGGAACGTCTGATGTTACACTGCCTAAATTATATTGTTCTGTTAAAATTCCATTAATTGTTCTCCTACTATTTGGTTTTCCAAAAATAGCAGTAGACATTGCAGAATTCATTACCAACGTAAACTGTTGATACCAATCTTGGTTGGTGCCGTCGTTCCAAGAAATTATTTTATTGCTTAAATTTGTTCCAGCAGCATCAATTACATTCTCAGTGGTGCTCACTGAAGTAACTTTAAGTAAACCAACTGATGTTTGAGTTCTTTTAGGACTATAACTGATCAGTTTTGCTAATTTTAAAATACTGTCTCGACGTTCAGCAGTATCGATAAAATTTTCTCTAGCATTTAGATCAACTCTAAAGCTAAGACTTTGCGCTAAGAATGCAACAAGATCAATTAGTGCAATGTATTCGCTGCTATCAATATAGTCATTAAAATTTTCTGGATAATTTTGTCGAAGATACTCGACCATGCTTCTCTTGATAGTTTCAAAATCATAGGATTTGAAATCAGCATTTTGAAAAGTTTGATATATCTTTTTCCAATCTTCCCCAATTAAAAGGGCATTTTGTCGTTCAGTGCTAGCCATTATAAATTATCCTTGATACAATATTTATTGTAAAAAATTATCTGTGTACTTAACTGCTTATCAATCCTAACTCTCTATCAAACTGCAATTTAATAACACCTGTTAAGTCATTAGTACGATATCTAACTGTTATTTCCAGTAAAATTCCTGATGCATACTCATCTACTTTTACATCTTGTACGATTATCCTGGGTTCGTTTGACAAAATTCCTTTTATATCATCAACTATCGCTTCTTTGGTAAGTTCGTTAAGTGGTTCAAAGATTGAATCCCAAATAATTGTTCCGAAAGTTGGATTCATTACCCTTTCTCCTTTTCTCGTATTAAATTGATTCAATACGTCCTCTCGAATACAATCAATGTCGTAGATTTTAAAGTTAGATTTTTTTTGCTTACTGCTAAATCCCTTGTAGACATATGTTGGATAGGGTCTATAAGAATTCAGTTGTGTATTTGGTTTAATACTTAATTTTTTAATTGCCATTATCCGCCCCTATCTGTTTTTTCTGGTTTAAATTCCTCAGGAGCTATGTTTTCATGATGATCCCAAGGTTCATGTGTTGGCACACGTTTCATAATACTTCTAATATCGGGCTGTCTATAATAATTGTTATTCTCCCAGCCTTTTTGCATATCTGCAGTAGCATTTTTGTCAGCTTCTCTATAAGGTAATACAAACGTATCTAGAACAGAAACATTAGTTGCTGCTTCAGGTAACAGTTGCAATAAATCCAACGCTGCTGCAATATTTGTTGCAGCAGTTACCGGTTGAGGTGCAGGAGTTGGGCCGTTCATATCAATGAATACTGCTCGTTCTATATGTGTTCCTGTCGTGTCAAACACATTAGCCACTCCAGATTTAATGAAATTAGATCCGATAGTATTAACACTAAAGGATCCTGCAGTAGAGAATGATGTAGATGTTCCAACAATAGCGTTTAATCCTAATGTACTTTTTAAATCTATGTTAGTTAAAGTCTGCATTTTAATTCCTCTAGTAGTATAGAGGTTAAAATTACCAGTTGTGGAATACAAGTCTATACCAGAATTTAAAGGATCTAAAGGATTGGTCAATGTTGTCATTCTAATCCTGCCTAATACACTGACGTTAAAGTGACTTTTTGCTGTCCAATTTACGTCTAGTCCTGCAAACCCTTCTATTAAAGAACCTGCTTCTAAGTGCATAGCTCCTCGAGCAGCCACTATATTAACATTGTTGCCTGCTTCCATGTTAATATCACGATCAGCTCTAAAATTAAAATCCTCTTCACTGTGTATGCTTACGCTATCAGCAGCAAAAATATCAATTTTTCCGTCGCTGGTAAATTCCAACCAAGCAGTTCCTCGACTATTACATATATAGATTAAATCACTACTGTTGTGTAAAAGAATTTGATGTCCAGTTCTAGTACGAATTCTAACTAACTCATCTAAAATTCCTTCGGCACCAGTTCTTTCATCTTTGCCAATGTAACCATCGTCCATAACAAATTGTGTTCCACCATGTCTTTCTGCAGGAACTTCAAAAGTATTATTTTTTGGACCTACTTTTGCTTTTTTGGAATTCTTACCTGTTACAGGAGGTCCTGGTGTTGATATTCCAAATACAGAACTTGGCACATTTCTTCTAGCTCCACTAGTTGTTACTCCCCTAATAGGATCTTTTAACAACCCTTGTGAAGCAAGTCTTAGGGTAAAAGGATGTAGTGGTTTTTTAATTTTGTCAATATCATCTTTAGTTTGCCCTTTTAATTTTCTATTAACTTCTGCAACAGGAACAAAATCTGTTCCTAATTTATTTTTTTCTTGGGGAGTTAATTCAACATTTCTGCTGGCAGCAATTCCTGGAACCATGTGATTAATTCCTGGTTCTGGAACACAAGCAAACCAATAACCTGAACTTCTGTTTCCTTCCACAAACATTATTAGTACACGAGATCCAACGTCTGGTGGAACAAACCACATCCCATAACTGCTCTGTGTACTACTAGACAATCTATTATTTGGATCTGTAGAAGTATAAGGTGTATTTCCAAAAAATGCAGGTGCGTAATCGACTGGAATCTTTGCAGAATCAGACAATTCAGTGTTTGCACCACCGGTGCGCACTAACACTACTTCTAAACGACCCATTTTTTGATTGTCTAGATGATTAACTATAATACCGATATATGGACCGTTACTATACTCTGCAAATTCTTGCTGCTTTTTACTTGATGACCCATAATCATTAATTCTTGTATTCATTGTTTAACTTAAATTTGGTTTACATAACAAATCGTCTAATGGACTAGACCTAGGAATATATCCTGCTCTACTTATATCTTTATTATTCAAAGCAGTCACAGTTGAAGATAACGAATTTCCTGCGGATATTAATCTATCTTGAACTTGTCTTGTTGCTGAATTAGTTGGCGATAACTGATTAGGATAATTACTTTCAACCAAATTCTCATTTAATTCTGTAGGGATGATACCCGAAGTATAAAGATCATATGGATTGTAAGAACCTAATAAATTTTGAACCTGCTGATCCGAAAGTGCCAGATTTGGTCTTTCACCTGGGCCAAAATCAACAGGGATCACTGGAACATCAACATTGATCCTACTCGTAAATCCGCCTGGCGCAGTTATTACACTTGGTTCTACTTGTGCTACTACTGGATCTCTATCTAAATAGACCAGTGGGGGTCTTCCTGAATAAAATCCTGGAGTACACCCTGGTATAAACGGAATGAATGGTAATAATATTGGTGGTGGAAACTTATATTGTAACCACTCCCTCAACTTTTTCAAATAATCAGCAAGTGGATTAAAAATAATTATATTCAATCCTAGATTCTTATTAATTAGATCTCTTAATTTTTCTAAAGCCTCTTTCATCGCTGGTGGCATTTTAATCCAACCTTGTCTTATTAATTTTGCAATGATTGATGCTGCAATTAGAGGATTTTCTAATAAACATTTAAAAAGATTAGTTATACTAGTAACTGCTGCATTGATATAATTTTTTACTTGTTGAATTTTTCCTTTTAACACTTGAACTAAAAAATTAACTCCGGCGGCGGCTCCGAATAAAGTTCCCAAAGTAACTCCTGGATCAATTGTTACAGTTCTAAATTGATCAGGAGGCTCAGGTCCTGTTTGACTTAGCCCAAAAATTCCTAATATTCCTGTTATGATCGCAGAGACTTGTGCTAGTTGAGGAATTGCTGATAACGATCCGTTAATATTAAGACCAAAATTACCATCAGCATTAATAGAAAAATTAATAAAATTTCCAGTAGTATTACGCTGTAAAGCAATGTTATAAGGAATCGATCTAGGATCAGTGTTAATAACTAGATATTTTCCTGCGTATATATTAGACATATTATTTTCCTATACCGTTTTTTAATTCTTCAATATTTTTACTAAGTCTCTTCATATCTGTTCTTGTTAATCGATAACCAGACAACTTTTGTCGGAATGTTCCATCCATAAAATAACTTTCAACGTGAGTAACTATAAAATATCCACTCCATGTAGCAAGTAATCTTTGTTGAGTAGAATCTCCGACAGCTAAAAATCCATCTGCATTAAAATCTTTAGGACCGTATGCTAAAACTCTAACACAAGGATCTATGGTTCTAAATGCGATGCCCCCATCATTAGTGAACAATGCACTTTTTGCAGGATCTACAAAAGAAATATTATCAATAAACTGTGTTCCTAACCACATAGGATCCCCTAATATTTCCATTTCAAATGTTGAATTTTCAAACGGACTATTAATGGCTGAAAAAATATCTCGAGCCATATTAAATGCTGGATTTGTTTCAGTCGAAGATCTAACACCAACATCTGAGGACTGTGCAGTGCTTTCTCTTGTTTGATTTCCTGAATTAGTTTCTGCGTCTGAAGGACCAGAATCAACATTAGAAAATTTAGGAACAACAACACCTTCGCCAGTCACTGCTGATTCTTGTCCAGGAATTCCTGGCGAAGATCCAAAATTTCTAGAAAGTATCCTAGTTAACAAGTAATCTAAATTTAGTCTAAAATTTAATATGTCTTTATTTTTACCAGTATAACTCCAATCATATCTTCTTACAGTGAAAGGCTCGTAGTCTGAAACTTCTGCCTTTGTATCAGGGAAAAATATACTAGCAAGTTTTTGCCAAGGCACTTTTCTAGGAACTATTTGGTAAATTACCCTAAATGCTGGCATGTTTTTACCGTTATCAAATTCTAAAATTTCAACTTTAGGTATTACTCTCCACCATTCAACCATTCCTTTGTCGTCATATCCTGAACGCCAATTGTTTAAAATGTTGCTGACCACATACATACTATCCACTATAATATCATCAATTACTTTAGAGATTCCTTTTTTACCGTTAACTGTAAAAGTTAACTGCCTATTTTCAGCAGGGGCAACTCTTTCATTTAATGATCCAAAAAGATATTTGTTATTAGTACCTTTGGGTATTTCGTATCCTCTATGACCCGCGTCTGTATCAGGATTATACATTTCAGATGTTGAAATTTTTTCAACGACACCGCCCTTATCTCCAAAATCAAAAAATTCTATTTTGTATTCATTTGGTATAAATTTTGACTCAGCAGCTTGAGTTTTTATTATTGCGTTTATTTTAGTTTCTAAATCTTTGAACATTTCACCTACAGTTTTGCCTGTGATATTGATATCTTGGGGAATTTCATTTACATCATTATATCTTCCCATGTCATTTAAAGGCGCACCTTTAATTTGATATACTGTTCCTTCTTTAGAAAGGTCGGCTTTAATTTCAGAAATAATTATAGGGTAATGTCTAGTAGAAAAAGGAATTACTTCAGGTTCTTCTTTGTCATCTCTATAACCAACAAACTCTAATTTAATAACAAATGCACTACCTTTTCCCACAGCTTCGTAACCTTTAACCTTCAATCCTCGATATATTGATGTTAAAAATGTTTCAATTCCATATGGTTCTAAAATTTTTAATCTAAATTCTGTTCCTATGTCTCTATTTTTAGTTATAGCATTTTTAATGTAAAATTCTTGTAGGAAGAAATCATAATCTAATTCTGAAACAGACTGTATGATGTTGGATATTGTTCCAAGAGTACTGCTGCCCCCTTTAGGTTTAGACCTTCCAAAATCAGCTAATGGTTTACCGTGACTTTGAAAAACAATATAATCTAATCCTTTTGTTCTATATGTTCCATTTTTAAATTCATCTTTAGATACGATTCCAAGAGTTACAACATAATTAAATGTCCTATAATTATGTAAGACATTTTCTTCTGGGAAGCTAGATCCCGTACTAGTTAAAAAATCTACGAATGCTTTAGTGACTTGAGATTTAAAACTATCTGTATTTCTAAAAACAACTGTCATCTGGAGGTTCCTAAACTATTAAGCAATGATGCTTTTTGTGGTATATAAATTTTGACTCCGGAAACTAAATCATATATAGGATCTTTTAGTACTGATGGATTCCTAGCTGCAAATACCCACCATAATCTAGCATCACCATATGCTTCATGCGCCAAAAGATCTGGTCTAAATTCAAACTGTGAAGGTAACTCAACTAAAACATCATCATTTAATACTGGAACATCTCTGGGAACCCATATATCTAAGTATGTTCCAGTTTGAGGTGTGTCTTTATATGGTGAGTATATATTATAATCAACTATCATACGTAACCTACAATTTTATTGGTTCCTTCAACGAACCCAGTAACACTAAAATTACTCATTTCTCTTCTGCTGTACACTGGGATTAAATCAACGCTAATTGTGCTTAATACAGGAACCTTAATTTCATAATTATCCATATTGACCGTAGTCATATAATCAACGTCGTTAGGTAAATCTATAGAAAAACTTCCTATTACAACCGGAACATTATGATATACATCTGGCCCATATGCAAAAAATCTGCAAACTGGAGGCGGGGCTCCTGGCAAAATGTCATTTCCTGTTCTCATTTTTGTTAAAGCTCTTAAAGCATGTATCGTTGCTAGCCAATTTGCACCTTCAAATATAGTTTGAACTGGAAATTGTCCTGTAACTGAAATTTGTCCAACATCGCTGTTGTTGTAGGAGTAAACGGCATAATTAGTATGCTGCACATTAGCTGCTTGCCAGTTGGCTTTATAATTCTGTTTAATTGATGGAGTGACTGGAAAATAAATTCCGCCAAACCCTTTAGTTTGATCATCTGAAAGGAGACGCAACTTCGATATTCCTGAAATATACTGCTTGGGTATTTTAATATACACTCGATTTTTAATGGAGTTCTCTGTTCCTAACGAAGTAAACCCAACATTAATTGGGCCAGCAGTTGGTCTTCCATCTGCGGCTCGCTGTATCAGTGCTGATCCATTTGAAACGTTTGCCCATCCAAAAGTATCTTGGAATGTAGAAACTGCAGAGTAGTTAAAGTATTGTGAAACATCTATTGTCATTTTGGTTATCTCCCAACAATATTTATTTGACAAAATAATGTGCATATATTATAATACAACGTATAGGAGTCTATAATAACAATGACAATCAACTCTAAGAAAAAATACCTAAATAATAAGGATTTATTACTACAAATCCATAAAAGCAAGAATACATACGGAGCATTTCTAGATCCAAAATACGAAGATTATGATCTAATATTAGCATCCCTAGACAAAATCAACGTTAGAAGTGTAGCAGAAGCCAAGAGAAACCGAGCCAAACGACTAGGTCAACAACTTTATCAAGAAAAAAAGGCAGCAGGTATCAAAGATACCAAGCTAGCCGACTGTATTTTAGATTATCGAAAAGTTCCAAAACAAGATTTAGTGTTTAGAATTATGACTCACGAGCATGTGCCATTAGCTCCTGGTAGGAAAAAGACTGTAAAAAATGTAGGTGATGCGCATGAACGCTGTAATTTTCCCCCTTACCAACATTGGGCATTCGATAAAAATGATCAATTAATCTGTGTAGGCAAAAGTCATTGGGCAGGTACTATTAAAAGTGGCCACTTTGATAAGGAACATGGAAGAATCACAGAAGAACTAGGGAAAATGTTCCTAATGTTAGCAGAAAGATATGCACAACGAAGCAATTGGCGAGGTTATACATATGTAGATGAAATGAAAGGGCAGGCTATACTGCAACTTAGTCAAATAGGTCTACAATTTGATGAAAGCAAATCAGAAAATCCGTTCGCATATTATACCGCAGCAGTGACTAATAGTTTTACTAGAGTATTAAACATAGAAAAAAGAAATCAAAACATTCGCGACGATATGCTGGAAGAAAACGGGTTAACTCCTAGCTTTACAAGACAGAATCAACATGAGTACGCTGAAGAAACTGCTAGACAAGCAGAATTATACAAAATGGCACGTATGCCTAAGAGCGAAGAATCCGATGAGGAAGAATGATGTCAAATCTTTTTAAGAAAGTAGCGTGTTTTACTGATATTCACTTTGGATTAAAATCCAATAGCAGAACTCATAACGAAGATTGTATCGATTTTGTTGATTGGTTTATTAAAACTGCCAAAGAAGAAGGGTGTGAGACTGCAATATTCCTGGGAGATTGGCACCATAATAGAAGTACTACTGATGTTAGCACTATGAATTATACTGTGAGAGCGTTAGAAAAACTCAACGATGCGTTTGACGTAGTACATGTCATTACTGGAAATCACGATCAATATTATAAAGACAAAAGAGACTTGCACAGTTTAGAATACGGAAGACTTTTTTCAAATATTAATATGGTCAACCATGTTTTCACAGAAGGCGGAGTTACTATTTTGCCTTGGCTTGTTAGTGACGAGTGGAAACAGATAGAAAAAATAGACAGTCGATATATTTTTGGACATTTTGAGCTCCCATTATTCTATATGAATGCAATGGTGCAGATGCCTGACCACGGCGAATTACAAACCCACCATTTTAAAAATCAAGAATTTGTTTTCAGTGGTCATTTCCATAAACGGCAATGTAAGGACAAAATACATTATATTGGTAACTCTTTCCCTCACAATTATGCTGATGCTTGGGATGATGAGCGGGGTATGATGATACTTGAATGGGGCAAACAACCCAAATATATTAACTGGCTTGACTGTCCTAAGTACAGGACTGTAAAATTAAGTAGGTTAATTGACGAACAAGCGGATATTATCAAAGATAAAATGTATCTACGTGTGACTTTAGACATAGATATCACATTTGAAGAGGCCAATTTCATCAAAGAAACATTTATGAGACAACATAATATTCGAGAACTTAGCCTTATAACAGAAAAAGAAGTATTTGATGTAGGACACGATGATTTATCTGATGTTCAATTTGAAAGTGTAGATCAAATTGTATCAGAACAAATCCTTGCATTGGAGTCCGGAACATACAATACCAACAGACTTTTGGAAATTTATAATAACCTTCATGTTTAAACTAAAAACTATAACAGTAAAAAACTTCATGAGTGTGGGTAATCAAACCCAAGCAGTTGACTTTGATAAAGCCCATTTAACATTAGTGTTAGGCGAAAATTTAGACTTGGGCGGCGATGACAGCGGAAGTCGAAACGGTACTGGAAAAACTACTATCATTAATGCTTTAAGTTATTCTCTTTATGGGGAAGCATTAACTAAAATTAAGAAAGAAAATTTAATTAATAAAACTAACGGAAAAAATATGGTAGTCACCGTTGAGTTTGAGATTAATGGTAGAAAATATAAGATAGAGCGCGGAAGAAAGCCAAATTTTTTAAAATTTTATGTTGATCAAATAGAATTACAAAACGACGACGGCGACGACGATGCGCAAGGCGACAGTCGAGAAACACAAAAAGCTATAGAATCGTTGATTGGAATGACTCCCACAATGTTCAAGCACTTAGTAGCACTGAATACATACACTGAACCGTTCTTATCTATGAGGAACAATGATCAAAGAGATGTTATCGAACAATTATTAGGCATTACTATATTAAGTGAAAAAGCAGAACTATTAAAAATACAGTTGAAAGAAGTTAAAGATAAAATTCAAGCGGAAAATTTTAAAATAGAAAGCATAAGGAACAGCAATGACAAAGTACAACAATCGATCAATAGCTTGGTTAACAAGTCCAATGCCTGGGAAACTAAACGAACAGAAGATTCAAGAAAGCTTCAAGAAGCCATCGACGAGCTGTGTTCTGTTGACATCGAAAACGAGATTGCCAATCACGAAAAATTAAAAAATTATTTAGAACTATCTGAAAAAATATCATCTTTAAACAAACAAAAAGCTACTTTAGAAACAGCATTAACACAGGCAGAAAAGACAGCAAAAAAATATACAGATGAGCTGACTTCTTTAGAAAATAAAAAATGTCCGGCTTGTGATCAAGAATTGCATGATCACAAACATGAAGACATGATTAATAAGGTTAATAAAAATCTTACTGATTCAGTAATCTATATGGAAGGTATAAGTTCTGAATTAAATTCTGTCAAATCTGATCTAGAAAAAATAGGTGACATCAATGGTCGCCCTGTAACTTTTTATGAAAGAGCAGAAGAAGCATACAATCATAGAAATAATCTAGATAGTTTAGAAAGAGCACTAGTTGACAAAACTTCAGAATCAAATCCTTTCTTAGAGCAGATAGAAGAATTGAAAAACACTGCTATGCAAGATCTTGATTGGCAAGGTATCAATGATCTAACTTCATTAAAAGATCACATGGAGTTCTTACACAAATTATTGACTAATAAAGATAGCTTCGTTAGAAAGAAGATTATTGATCAGAATCTAAGTTACTTGAATAAAAGACTAAGTTATTATCTGACCAAGAGCGGATTACCTCACCAAGTAAGATTTTTAAACGATCTAAATGTCGAAATCACACAGTTGGGGCAGGATTTAGACTTCGATAATCTTAGCCGAGGTGAAAGAAATCGATTGATTTTAAGTTTAAGTTGGGCATTTAGAGACGTTTGGGAGAGTTTGTATCAGCCAATTAATCTGTTGTTCATTGACGAACTGATTGATGCAGGTATGGACAGTGCAGGTGTAGAAGCTGGTCTTTCTATACTAAAGAAAATGTCAAGGGAACGCAATAAGAACATATATCTCATCAGTCACAAAGATGAACTAGCGGGAAGAGTTAATAGTATATTAAGAGTAGTTAAAGAAAACGGGTTTACTAGCTATTCTAATGATACTGACGTTATAGAACCGGCATTGTCATGATAAGAAACGAGCACGAACGATTTTTAGATTTAGTTCTAGAATATTATAATTGTAGAGAGGCTTGGTTAGAAAAAAATACCAAAGTTAATCACATGAGATATCGAAGAGTACTAAAAGAAATAAGGGCACATACAAAAATAATGATAGACAAAGTGCAACAAGTAAATTCACACAAACTGTCAGTAAACAAAGAAAATAAAGAAAAAACCGGAACTTTCGCAAGAAAGTCCAAACCAATCGATCTTTGACATTTCAATTTCTATTTGAAGTCAAAGTATCTTTACGTAAGTAAGTTAACTTTAATAAGGAAAAATAAAATGAGTGATACCGTAAAACTAATTGAACAAACCTTAGAGCAGTGGCGTGCAGAAGACGCTAAATTTGCTTCTGGAAACAATGCCGCAGGGACTCGAGCTAGAAAGGCTTTAGCTGAACTTAGCAAAGCAGTGAAGGCTCGCCGTAACGAAATCACAGCAGAAAAGAACGCTCGTAAAGAAGCAAAGGCTGCTTAATGTCAGACGTTGACGCAAAAAAGATTCAACAACTTGAATATAATCTTAAAAGATTAGAACAAATGGTTTTACAGTTATCGAACCGTGTTAACTATCTAGAGCGTGAGCGTCAACGTATAAAAAATGATGTTAGTCAAATTGCTGGATATATTAGAAGACAATGACTTGGTTATTTGAAGGAGTCAATGTTGAGCAACTGCCTGAAGATTGTGTTGGATTTGTTTATATAATTACTAACTTGATCACAGGCCGCATGTACATAGGCAAAAAATTAGCAAAATTCGCAAAAACAACATACAAAGTACACAAATTAAAAAACGGCACCAAAAAACGCAAAAGAATAAGAAGCAAAGTAGATAGCGATTGGCAAGAATATTACGGCTCTAGCGACGAATTAAACTCAGATATAGAAAAATTAGGCAAAGAAAACTTCAAACGTGAAATCCTTCATTATTGCACAAGTAAATCAGAAACTTCATATCTCGAAGCTAAAGAACAATTTGAACGTAAAGTATTAGAAACCAATGAATATTATAACGGTCATATTCAAGTTCGTGTTCACGGCTCTCACATAATCAAAAAAATTAAGGCTCAAAAAAACAGTTAATGACTCGCACAGGTTAATTTCATGTGCCTAGTGACAACCCACGGAGAGGTGGGGGACGGAAGACTCTGCGCTGTACAGAGCACTCAGTAACTATCCTTAACAGGACGATGATCAGATATGCCTACATACAACTGGTTTTGCTGTTTGAAAAAATTTAAAAAAGGCTAAAGGAGGGGAGAAATACCCCAGGTTACTAGATAAGATAACGTTTATCTAGCAACTGCCGTCATAAAGAAGACGGGATGAGTAGGTACCGGATGACCGCCTGCGCATTTGCTATTTGCAAATATAATCCTTACGTTATGTGGTTGTGCTACTCGGATGATGTACAAACATTTTTTTGCCCGGCAACGGGCGAAATGTGGCTGATTTATCTGGATGATATCTTAAAACACTTCGTGTTTATTCAAAGAAATAAAAATGTGAATCACGTAGTGATGAACAAGTGAGCGTAGCTCACTTAATACAATCAAATAAATGCCATACCACTATCTTTAGTGATTTTCATATTTTCTTTTATAATATCTGTGATGATCTCTCGATCTTCATGTGTTAGCATATAAGCCTCATTCAGATTGATACCGCCTCTCATTTGCCATGCTATTCTGAGTATTTCTTTTACAAGGGCTTTCGCTTCATCGTCAATTCTAGTGGTGTAATTGACGATCTCAGACAGGGTTAAAGTCAAAAGCCTTGATCGAAAAAACTTGAATAATCAAACTCAAATGGCACTGTTACTTCAGCTGGCGCACCTTTTTCCACATACTGAGGTGGTGTCTGTACAGTTAAAGTTCTGTCGTTGTTGTGATTGTTCAGTTTTCTAAAAGCATCTGAGATCTTACTGAAAATATCTTTATCTACATTGTTTAGAAATTCTTTAATGTGTTCTGGATTGGTTGTGTTACCTTCTACAGTTTCGATCTTGTAGATTCCATTGATCATCTGCATCAATGTTGCATCTGCAATAGTATTCATAGCCTGTGCTGTTAGATTAACACGCTGTTCTTCAGTGATCTCTGTCTCTCGGATCAAAGTGGCTAGTATGCGATTACTGTCGAAACTCAATAGATTGTAATCAGTCATAACTTTATAACTCACAGGAGCAATATATACTGTCATATCTCCGCTGATTGTTACTGATTCATCCCATAAAGTATTTTCTATAATCTTATCTAAAATTGGTCTTAAATCAATTTCATAAGGTTCTGCTTCTTGGAATCCTGGAATGTTGACACTCATGGTCATTTTTTCACCATATGTGGCTATTCTTATGGCAATTAAAATAGCATCTAAATCTATAGAAGGTATCGCCCAAGCGTTTTTTATGTTAGGTACACAGCTCTGTATAACATCCACTGTAGTTCTACCATTAAACAACGCATCGGGTGTCCTTATTAATAATTCATCTTTTGCAGTCAATCCGTAGACAGGTAGTTCGCCATTTTCAGGAAATTCTAAGGAACCTTCAGGCCAAAATTTACCTCCGCTGGGTAATTTTAAAAACATCTTAGGTCTACGCATAAAAGATGATAAAGGATTTTTCTGCTGTTCTGCCATTTTTTAACTCCGATAAATATATTGTAGCATTATTTATATGCGCATATTTTTGGATGAAATCAAATGGCAGACGTAACTGGTAATATTGGTAATGAAAGTGTAAGATTACGGGGCATGGCCCTAGAAGATACCCAATATCGGATGCAACAGGATATTGAGGACTTGCTCGACGTCACTAAAGCCATGGCGCAAAAGCAAGGTGCCAATTTAGGACAGTTAAACACTCAAACTGGAAGATTAGGACAAGCATTAGCAGGAGCAGCCGCAGCTGCCGGCGCAGCTGGTGCGCAATCTGGTAAGCTAGGTGGATTACTGGCTAAGCTAAATTCTGGCGGACAAAAATTTGAAAAAGTAATTCATGTAGTTGGTGGTTTGACTAGAATTCTTAGAAATATGGATTCAAATATCAACGACGCATCCTATACCATGAGAAGTCTAGGAGCCAATATACGTGGTCCTATGGGAAAATTTATTGAATATACTGCAAATTCTGTCAGTCAATTAGAAGATCAATTTCAAGTATACAAAAGATTGAGTTCTATGGGTGGTGCAGTTGCAGATGATTTTGATAATTTAAGAGAAAATGCTGCACGAACTGGTGTGACTATGCAGGAATACGCAGGGTTAGTAGCAGAAAACTACAACAACTTAAGATTGGGTGGTAGAAGTGTTAGAAACACTATGGAAAATTTGACTAAAGGTGTAGAATCTTTAATTGACGATCAAAATATTCCATATATAATGCAGAGATTAGGTATAAGCACTGATCAATACGGTAAAGTGATGTTACAACAGACAGCATTGATGGGGGGGTTTAGTAAAGTATATAAAGATCAAGGCAGTAATTTTAATAATTCTCTATTACGTGCAGTTAAGACTACTACATTATTATCAGAAGCATTTGGTGCTCAACGTGATCAGATTATGGAAGCATTGAACGAAGCATCTAGAGATGCAATATTTGCCCAGCAATTTGAAAATTTATTACCAGAACAAAAAGAAGTAAAAAATGCAGTGTTTCAAGCTGTGTCTGCTATGGGGTTGTCACCAGAAGAAGCTAAACAACTTACTATTAGTATGTTGTCAGATGTTCCTACTCCGTTTTATACTGAAATGATGGCAGCAGGTGGTGAGCCAATATTAAATTCTATTAGAACTCTTGCTGACAGGATGCAAGCTGATCCTGCTAACATAGATAAAATAATGAAGCCAGGTTTTGAAGATTTAAAGAAAAAGTTTCAAGATTATGCTAAAGAGTTTGGAAATGAAGGAGCATTATCTAGATTCTTTGCTGATCCAAATTCTCCACTAAAGAGAGGTACAGAAGTTTTATTAGGTGGTGCAAGACGATTTGCCACTGAAGGAATCGATGCAATTATTACGTCAACAACAAATTATACTGGTGAAAATAAAAAGAACATTGATACACTTTTAGATGTACAAAAACAAAACATCAAACTGGCGATAACAGCAGCTAAAGCTAATGTCGCGCTCAATGCTTTTGGTCTAACAGCAGCTACCGGAGTACAACTTTTAACTCAAGCATTAGTAGGTAGTACTGGTACAGTAATAGGTGAATTGGGAAATACCTCGGAATTCAAAGATTTACAGAATTTGATGAGAGAATATACCAAAACTGGAAATGATTCTCTAAATGAACTACAAAAAGATTTAGAAAAGTTATTAAAAACAGAAATCAATCTAGCAAGATCGGGAGCAAATCCCCCAGCCAGTGGCGGTAACGGAAGTGGTAGTGGCGGAAATAGAACCACTACTGGAGTAGCTGATGGAGTATCAAGTCAACAGATACAAGTTAAAACAGCACAAGGTGTTATAACAACAATGCCTATTAGTGATCTGGATGCCAGAGGAGGACAAGCTACTGCGGCAGGGCCTACCCCTACTGACGCTCAAAATCTTATTGCTGCTGTCTTTCGACTGTCTAACGATTTTCAATTAACTGCGGTTCGTGATAAATTACATCAAGACAAATATCCAAATTCTGCACATAATAAAGGCAATGCAATTGATATTACCATAGAAAATGGATCTGCTGCAGATTATAAAAAGAGAACAGAAGATATACAACGTATGTTAGAAAATTTTGGATTGAAAGCAGGTAGTGCTCCTGGAAAAGGTGACTTTTATTTACAAAATGAACACCCCGTATCAGGAAAGCCTAGTCCAGGATCAACAGGACCACACATACATTTGGAACTAACAAACCCAAGCAGATTCAGCGAACAATTTCAAAGAAGTGTTGATTCTTTAAGATCGAATCAAAATTCATCACAAAGCTCAAATGGTTCTAACCAAACTAGCAGTGTCAGCGGAGTATCTTCCACTGCCAGTTCCAATGTGTTGCAGTCGCCTGCAGTGGTAAATAATAGTAATAGCCCAAATACAGATACTATACTGTCTCTATCACAAGTGATGGGTGATGTAGCCACTGAAATTAGGACTATGAGAATATCTATACAAAATTTAGAAACTACAATGGAAAGAGCTGTTTCATAAAAGGATTATTTAATGAGCTGGAAAAAATATTTCACACCAGTGAAAACTGGAAATTCTGGTACGATGAGTCCTATGACTAATACTGGAAATTCTTACAATGCTTTTAGAAGCAACTATAGTAGCTTTTTGCCTGATGTTTATAGTGGTCATCCTAATAGATTAGAAAGATATCAACAATACAATACCATGGATGCAGACAGCGAAGTTAACGCTGCCCTAGACATTCTAGCTGAGTTTTGTACACAAAAAAATAAAGATAATGGTACCTGTTTTGAAATAAGATACAATGAACAGGCTACTAATACCGAAGTTAAAATTTTAAAAAAATCTTTACAACAATGGTACAAATTAAATCAATTCGATGTTAGAATTTTTAAGACAATCAGAAATTTATTTAAATTTGGTGATGCTTTCTTTGTTAGAGATCCAGAAACTCAAAAATGGGTTTACATTGATCCTAGCAAAGTAGATAAAATTATTGTAAATGAAAGTGAAGGTAAAGAACCTGAACAATATGTTATCCGTGATTTAAACATTAATTTACAAGATTTAGTAGTCACACAAATTAATCCTAATGCTCCTAATGCTACACCAGGAAATGCTGCATATGTTACTGGCGGGGGATTTCAAAGAGGAATGGTCGGTGGATATCCACAACTAACTGGCAGCAGATTCAGTAATAGCCAAGATCAAGTAGCTATAGATGCTAATCATGTTGTACATTTAAGTTTAAGTGAAGGATTAGACAGTAATTTTCCTTTTGGAAATAGCCTGTTAGAGATGTGTTTTAAAGTTTACAAGCAAAAAGAGTTACTTGAAGACGCTATTATTATATATCGTGTAATGAGAGCCCCTGAACGTAGGGTTTTTTACGTTGACGTTGGAAATATGCCTAGTCATTTGGCTATGAGTTTCGTAGAAAGAGTTAAAAATGAAGTCAATCAACGTAGAATTCCTAGTGTTACAGGTGGTGGACAAAGCGTTATAGATAGTGGTTTTAACCCATTATCTATCAATGAAGATTACTTTTTCCCACAAACTGCAGAAGGTCGAGGCAGTAAAGTTGAAGTACTTCCTGGAGGTTCAAATCTAGGTGAAATTGAAGATTTACGCTTCTTTACAAACAAATTGTTTAGAGCGTTACGCATACCAAGTAGCTATTTGCCCACAGGACCAGATGATTCAAACGCTAGTTTCACTGATGGAAGAGTAGGGACTGCATATATACAAGAGTTAAGATTCAATAATTATTGTGAAAGATTACAAAGTATTTTCACTGAAACATTTGATTTAGAATTCAAATTATACTTGAAAAGTAATGGAATCAATATTGATCCCAATATTTTTGATCTAAGATTCAACCCACCACAGAACTTTGCTGCTTATAGACAAACTGAACTCGATGGACAACGTGTAAGTACTTTCCAAGCAGTTGCAGAGATTCCATATATGAGTAAACGATTTGCTCTAAAACGTTTCCTAGGTTTAAGTGCAGAAGAAATGCAAGAGAACGAAATGTTATGGAGACAAGAAAATATTGTGGGAGATACAGGATCAGCTCAAGCTCCTGGACAGGAAATGAGAGGAATTGGTATAACTCCAGGCGGATTACAGCAGGATATGGATTCATTAGAAAGTAATGAAATGAATCCAGAAGAACTACCACCAGGTATGGAAGAGCAGCAAACCACTGGCTCTACCCCAGAAACACCGCCGGCACAATAAATAGTATTACTATGTTTTTAAAAGAATTCTTTTATTTTAATAAAGATTATAAGAAAGATGATGATCTTGACGGTGATATTATCGAAGATAAACGATATAATCCTGAAGATGATAAGGATGTTCTACGATTGTCAGATACTAGAAAGACTAGACTCACACTGAAACAAATCAATCAGATGCGTAAAAACTTTGAAGCACACATGTCAGAAGTTGCTATGGAATCTGAGCTGATACAAGCTCAATATGCTACTCCAGTTCAACAATCATAAATAAACGTCTAAAAAAATTTGACTTTTTAGACAAAAAGACGTCTTTTTGACGTATTTCTGCTATAAAAATTATCTACGCTGTAAATATACTCGACAGCCTTGCCTAATTATAAGGAGACCTTGCAATGCAATCAAAATTTGAACAATTACTAGACTATCTAGTTAATGAAGAAACTGACAAAGCCAACGAGCTTTTCCACGAAATTGTAGTGGAGAAAAGCCGACAGATTTATGAAAATCTTCTAGATGAAGAAAATGAAGGACAAGAAGTTGAAGAAGCCAATGATACTGATGAGGATGATTCAGCTGTTGAAGAAAATTTTGAAGAAGAGAGCGTTTATGAAATCGGTGGTGACGAAACTGATGATTTCGTAAATGATGTAAGTGGTATGGGTGACGAAGAAATGCCCGTAGATGGTGAAGATGGTGAAGAAGGTGGCATGGAAGATGACATTTACGACATCAAAAACGACCTAGAAGAACTCAAAGCTGAAATTGAGAAATTAGTTGCAGCTACACCAGGTGCAGACTCTCAAGGTGAAGAAGATGAAATGAAAGTTTCTGAAGAAGACGATGTTCTAAGAGAATATGTTGATAAAGTAGCAGCTCCTAGCAACACTTCAGAAAAAAGCAGCAGCCCTGTAGCAGGTAAAAATGATATGGGCGGCGTAGCAGTAAAGACTGGTAGTGGATCACCAGAAGCAGGCGGCAAAGTTACAGCCCCAAAAGAAGACAATGCCGGTAACGGTAATGTCCCAGGTGGCAAGATGGGAATCAAAAATCTAAGCAAAGTATCCGGTGGACATGGCGCTGAGAAGAAAGGTTCCGGAGACGGCGCTAGCGGCAAAAGCAGCGTAATTGGTAGTTAATTTAGGAACGATCGATGAGCCTTATTTTACGTGAAAACTTATCATTTGACCAAGCTCGATGCATAGTTGAGTCTGATGATGCAGATGGTAAGACCCTTTATATGAAGGGAATTTGCATTCAAGGCGGAATCCGAAACGCGAATCAACGAGTATACCCTGTTGATCAAATTGGCAATGCTGTCAAAACATTAGTCGATCAGATTAAAAACGGATACAGTGTTTTAGGCGAAGTCGATCATCCAGATGATTTGAAAGTTAATTTGGACCGTGTTAGTCACATGATCACAGATATGTGGATGGACGGTCCAAATGGTTACGGTAAATTTAAAATTTTACCAACACCAATGGGAAATTTAGTACGCACTATGCTAGAGTCTGGCGTTAAGCTAGGTGTATCTAGTAGAGGTAGCGGAAACGTTGACGACAGAAACGGTGAAGTCAGCGATTTTGAGATAATAACAGTTGATGTTGTTGCACAACCAAGTGCTCCAGGAGCATATCCTACAGCCATTTATGAACATTTTATGAATTCTAAAGGTGGTTATAGGGCTATACAAATAGCGCATGAGGTTAAAGAGGATCCAAAGGCCCAAAAATATCTTAAGGAAAATATCCTTAACATTATTCAAGGTCTAAAATAAGCCCGAGGAGAAAAAGAGATGTTGGACGCATTTAAAAAACTTTTCGAGAGCGGAATGATTTCCGAGGAGATCAAAGCCGATATCGAAAATGCTTGGAATACAAAACTCCAAGAAACTCGCGACCAACTTACTGCTGAATTAAGAGAAGAATTCGCACAGCGATACGAACATGATCGTGGTGTTATGATCGAATCTCTTGATAAAATGGTAAGTGATAAAATGGAAGCAGAAATTGTTGAATTTGTGGAAGATCGTAAAGGTCTAGCGGAAGCAAAAGCACAATACGAAGCAAAAATGACTAAAGATACTGAACTACTTGAGTCATTTATTCTACAAAATTTAGCAAAAGAATTAGGTGAGTTTCAAAAGGATAGACAAAAAGTTGCAGAAAACTTTGCAAAGTTAGAAGCATTTGTTGTCGAAGCATTAGCCCAAGAAATTACTGAATTTACAGAAACTAAAGTTCGTTTGGTACAAGAAGCAAAAAATAAATTTGCTGAAATTAAACAAACGTTCATTAAAAAGAGTGCTGCTATTGTTGAAAACGTTGTTAGCAAAAAACTTAACAGTGAAATTGTACAACTACGTGAAGACATTGACAGTGCTAGACAAAATGACTTTGGACGCAAGATTTATGAAGCATTCAGTTCAGAATTTATGACTAGTTACGTTAATGAAAAGTCAGCTACTTCCAGACTTTTGAAAATCATTGACAAAAAAGAACTAGAACTTAAAGAAGCAAAAACTGCATTAGATCAAAAGCAGAAAGTTGTCGAGAGCAAAGAGCGTGAAGCTCGTATTGCTCAAGATTTAATGGAACGCAAAGAAATGATGCAAGAATTACTAGCTCCGCTCAGTGGTGATAAAAGAGCCGTTATGAATCAACTTTTAGAAAGTGTAAAAACTGAAAAGTTATCATTGGCCTTTGACAAATATCTGCCAGCGGTGATGGAAGGCAAGGCACAAACTAAGGCACCTAAACAGGCACTAAATGAAAGTAAAGAAGTTACAGGCGACAAGCCTAGCAAACCAATCACTGCCGAGGCCGGTATTGATAATTTAATTGACATCCGCAAACTAGCGGGTCTTAAGATTTAAGGAGATGACAAGATGTCCGTATTGCTAAACGAAAAATGGCAAGAAACCAAAGAGGCCCTGCTAGAAGGGTTACAAGGTCACAAGCGTAGCGTCATGGGCGTTACACTTGAGAACACTCGCAAGTATCTTGCAGAAAGTGCAACAGCTGGTTCTACCAGTGCAGGTAACGTTGCAACCCTAAACCGTGTGATCCTTCCAGTGATCAGACGTGTTATGCCGACTGTTATTGCTAACGAAATCGTTGGTGTACAGCCAATGACTGGTCCAGTTGGTCAAATCCATACACTACGTGTCCGCTATGCTGACAGTGGTGATGGTGTTACAGCTGGTGATGAAGCACTAAGCCCATTCAAGATTGCTGCTGCTTACTCTGGAAACAACACAGATTCTACCCCTAAAGCGAATAGTACTGCTGCTTTAGAAGGATCACCAGGTAAGCGTATGAGCATTCAAATCTTGAAACAAGCTGTTGAAGCCAAAACACGCAAACTAAGCGCACGTTGGACTTTTGAAGCTGCTCAAGATGCACAAGCTCAACAAGGTATTGATATTGAAGCAGAAATTATGGCTGCATTAGCACAAGAAATTACTGCTGAAATTGATCAAGAAGTTCTAGCAAGCCTACGCAGTTTAGCTAGTTTAGGTTCTACCTATGACCAAGCTGCTGTTAGTGGTACTGCTACTTTCGTTGGTGACGAACACGCTGCATTAGCTGTTCTAATCAACAGAGAAGCAAACAAAGTTGCACAGCGTACACGTCGTGGTGCTGCAAACTGGGCAGTTGTTTCTGCTGAAGCCCTAACAATTCTTCAGTCTGCTACAACCAGCGCATTTGCACGTACAACAGAAGGTACTTTCGAAGCACCTACAAACACTAAGTTTGTTGGTACATTGAACGGTGCTATGCGTGTTTACGTTGATGGTTATGCTGCTGATGGTACAGGTGTACTAATTGGTTACAAAGGACCAAGCGAGGCAGATGCTGCTGCATTCTATTGCCCATACATCCCTCTAATGAGCTCTGGCGTTGTGCTAGATCCAGCTACATTTGAGCCAGTTGTAGGCTTTATGACAAGATATGGCTATGTTGAATTAACCAACACAGCATCATCTCTTGGCAATGCTGCTGACTACCTAAGCGAAATTGGCATTACAACTGCCAACGTTAGCTTCCAGTAATTTAATTACTGAAACAAAAACAAAAAGCCCCAGATTTTGGGGCTTTTTTGTGAGTAAATAGTAATATGGAAGATTATCAAATATCTAACAGTACTGAATGGAACAATGTTCGAATCAAACTAGAAAAAAGTAGAAAAAATCTTTCTATGTTTAAAGAAGATGTGGATAGAATGCTCTATTCAATAGATACTGAAGTTAAAAAATTAGGAAATTTAGAAGTTATTGCTAGAAATAAAAAATCAAATAGTTGTATAATTGCAGCACAAACACAGCTAGATTTAGTAAATCAAAGAATCAAAAATTTTAACAAATTTTATATGATAGCACTGATGTCATATACTTAACTGACAAACAAGCAGATAAATATCATATAAGGAAAATATTATGCCATCCATAAAAGACGTAAAAAGAGTATCCGGAGATCATCATATACAAACAACGAATGACATCCATTTAGAAACACAGTTTTCTACTGGAAATAACGGCACTGTATGGATTTATGGTAATCTTAATGTTATTGGTACCACAACAACTATTGAATCAAATGAACTAGTAATTGGTGACAAAATACTAGTTTTAAATAAAAATGAACAGGGGCTTAATAACGGAGCACTGGCAGGAGTTAGCGGAGACGGCATATCCGGACTATCCATAGCTAGGGGAGGTCCATCAGCACCAAATGAAAATGCAAATTTAGTATATAATCAAAATAAAAATTGGTCTTACGGAGGTAATACAAATTCTGGAATGTGGGAATTTTTAGTAGGTCCTGCTACTGGAGGTATTGGAAATCCTTCGGGTATAACAATTTCGGCAATTAGAACTGGAAGCTCTAACAGAGATTTAAGTTTATTAGGAGCAGAAAATCCTAGCGCCACAGTGACTTTATCTGGTGTTTTAAACTATACTTCTAGAATTGTAAACAGAAATAATCCTGATGACGTACCAAACAAAGGATACGTTGACTATGCTATTGAAGGTCAGCCTGACAGAAGAAGATTGCAATTAAATTATAGAAACAATCTAAATATTTTAGTTCAAGATCCAACGAACTATTTAGAACTAGTAGATGTAGCGGTTCCTGGTTATGCAGGAGTAGTAGAACCTCAGCTTCGAATGGGTATAGGCGGTAATCAATGGGTAACGGCTTACAACAATAGAATCATTATTGGTGATATTAAAATTCTTGATAGTAATGAAATTACTATGGAAGCACCAAATACTTCTATGATACTTTCTACTAACCCATCAGGTGGTACAACACAAAACCCAAGTGTAGAATTACATACATCATTAAGTTTAAAAATTGATACAGTATACGACGAACCAACATCTAGTGGGACTGCTGTTAAGATATATTCTCGAACAGAAGGAAATGGAAACACTGGAATTTATTTTGTAAATAGTAATAACAGAAGAGACGAATTACCAAGTAAACGCAGAAGTTTTTTTGCTAGTTTAGTCCTTTAAGGAAGAATAATGATCACAGCAACTAATATATCAACAACCAATCAAACAGACGTTTTTATTGCAGGGGAAGAAAGTGCAATAACAACTTTAATTATTTGTAATCATGATGCAGTAACAGATGCGACCATTAATGTTTGGGTAGTACCTGGAACAGGTAATCCAAGATTACCAGGTACCACAGCAGTGCAACATCAAATTTTAAAAGATTTAAGAATTGTTGCCAGCGACACTTTTGTTATGGATATGGAAAAACTAGTATTAGACCTACAGGACAAAATAGTAGTGCAAGCAAGCATTGGAAACGCAGTCAATGTAGTCGTAAGTAGCATGGCGATAGAATAATGAGATTTATTAAAAGAAAAAACATAGATACGTATCTGCCAAAGAGTCAGAGATTTTCTGTTGAAAACGATGGCAGAGCTATCATAGATACTAATAAGAGTCTAACACTACCAATTGGTGATAACACTGAACGACCAGGCACAGGTGTGCCTGGTATGATAAGGTATAATGACCAAATAGAAGATTTTGAAGTCTTTACTTCATATGCCTCTTGGGGTTGGGAAAAAGTTAGAACAGATAGACCTAGTGACATCACTATATCGAACATTGGTACAGGTCAAGGCGATGGCACGGTTGCAACTATCAGTGTTTTAAATTCTGGATCAGGGTATGATCCACTGAACCCGCCAACAATAACTATTGGCAATCCGGACATTGGTACCGATAATGCAGTGATCGGAAATATTACTATTGTTGCAGGACAAATTACAGCCGTAGCAGTTGCAGATTCAGGAAGCGGTTATATCTCAGTACCAACAATTACAATATCAGGCGGAAATCAATCAGCACAACTACTAGTACAATTAACTGGAACTTTAGAATATCTATTACCAGTCATACCAGTGAATAGTCAAGGTAATTTAAGTGCAACCAATGTTCAAGTATATGTTGAAAACGTATACCAATTACCAGGAATTAACTATACATTGGTTCTACAGTCAGGCAATGCATATGTTAGATTCGATGCACCTGTTCCATTTGGAAAACCAGTATACGCAATATACGGGTTTGATAGGTAAAGGATTGTAAAATGAGTCAGGGAATTGGGCGAATTTCCGGATCATTATTAAAAGACAATCTTTTAAGAAATGGTGTTGATCTCAGTTTCGAAACTGATTTACTCTACCTAAACGTCAATGATGATAGAATTGGTATACAAACTTCGTCTCCTGCTAGATTATTAGAAATCGAAGGCAGTACCAAAACTACAGATATAATTGTTGACAATTATATCAAAGTAACATCTAATGTTATATTCGACACAGTCAGTAACATTACAACTGATTTAGGAATATTATATTTAAATTCTAATGCGACCGTAAATGCTCCAGGGTTATCTACAGATAAAATATTAATCAATAATAATAAAATATCTGTAACAACTACTGATACTGATTTAAATCTAACTCCGGCAGCTACTAAAAAAATAATCATTAATAGTGATTTAGATGTAGACGCAAATTTACACTCTACAGGAAATATTACTCTTGGCGGAACAATTACTTTAGGATCTGACTCAACAGATCAAGTATTAATTTCTTCAGATGTAGCCAGTAATATAATTCCAGATTTAGACAATACGTATGATTTAGGTTCTGACATTGCTCCAACTCCTAAAAGATGGGGTGAAGTTTCTATCAAAGACATTACAGCAAATAATGTTTACACTAGAAATATCACTGCTGGAGGTTTAAATCTAACATACAATTTTAGTAATACATTATTTGTTTCAACAAACGGTGACGATCTTTTAAATCGAGGTAATATTTTTGTATCACCTTATAGAACATTAACAAAGGCTCTATCTGAAGCCAGTTCTGGTGATACTATAAAAATAATGCCAGGTACTTACCAAGAAATTTTTCCATTAACTGTGCCTGAAGGAGTAAGCATTATTGGAGAGAATTTAAGATCAGTTACTATAGTTCCTACTCTTGCTACAAAAAATAATAACGCATTTCTTTTAAATGGACAGTCTACAGTTAGTAATTTAACAGTGGCTAACTTTTACAGTCCTGGACATGCATTTAGTTTTGCTTCTGGAATGAATGTAACTAGCAGAAGTCCGTATGTACAGAATGTTTCTGTTATAACACAAGGCAGTGTAACTACAGTCGATGATCCTAGAGGATTTAATCAAGGCGATGCCGGTAAAGGCGCATTAGTTGATGGTAGCGTAGTATCTGCAACTTCTAATGAAGCTAGTATGTTATTTCATAGTGTTACATTTATTACTCCTGGAGTCAACGCACTTACTGTAACAAATGGATCAAGAGTAGAATGGTTAAGTGGTTTTACATATTTTGCCAACAACGGCATATATGCAACACAAGGAACTCTAGGATTCGCAGGACAAGGTGTTAAATTTGGTGCAGAAATTCGTAGTATCGCATCTGCTAATGTGTATGGTAAGAATGGTGTTGTAGCAGACGGTGCAGATGTTTTAATATATTTGATTAATCATAATTTTGGATATGTTGGTACTGACGAATTCAAAGATAACGATCAAACTCAAGTTATACAAGAAAATGAAGTTATAGAATTAAATTCAGGAAAAATTTATTACTCTAGCCAATCTCAAAATGGTGATTTTAGAATAGGGAATAGTTTTTATGTAGACTTTACAAAAGGCAATGTTGAGTTTCCCAACTCTAATGTGATTTTTGATGATCTTAGTACAATATTATTTGAAGGTACCGGCGAAAATAGACTGATATTAAAATCAGGATCTATAGAAATAGGTGATATTAGAATCTCTGATAACACTATAAGAACTCTAAGTAGTGATTTTAATTTTGATAGTTCTTCAGGAGAAATAAATCTATTAGAAAATACATTTTTAAATGGAAATATTGGAATTACTGGCAATTTTCAAACTGACGGAACGATATCTTTTGGCAATCAATCTAGTGATACCATAACCTTTAATACAGAATTAGAGCAGAATTTAGACCCAAAAAACAATAATTTATATAATATAGGAAGCGATTTAAAGAGATGGCAGGACATTTGGTCAGTATCTTTAGCAGTTACTGATATAAAATTTTCATCAAATATTATAGAAACTACTG